AGGACTTCAGAATCTTTTTAAGCTAATATCTGAAAGTTATAAGAGTGAAAATTTTTATCGCTATCCTCGCATGGACTATGATATGCTCGCAAAATATAGCGAAGGAGTCATTGCTGCTTCTGCCTGCTTAGGGGGCGTATATTCTGGAAACTATTGGGAAAACCGAGAACAGGGTGAAGAAGCCATTCTTGATGCAATGCGCGAAACGACTCGGCGTATGGTGAATATTTTTGGAGATCGCTGGTATGGGGAGCTTCAATGGAATAGTGTGCCAGAGCAGCACATTATTAACAAATATATTATTCAGATGCACAAGGAATTTGGAATCGGCTTAATTTCTACGGCTGACAGCCACTATCCAAATCGTGATGCGTGGAAAGATAGAGAGCTTTATAAGCGTCTCGGATGGCTGGGGAAAGCAGCACCCGATTATATGAGCACAGAATTGCCTATCGGCATCGATGAAATTGGATATGAACTCTATCCAAAAAATGGCGATCAAATGTGGGAAAGTTATAAAAAATATTCAGAAGAATGCAATGTTGAATATGACGACGATCTTATTTTGCGCTCTATTACCAATACATATGCGATTGCCCACGAAAAAATCGCTGATTTTCTTCCTGACAATACAGTGCGTCTACCAGACTTTGTTGTGCCTGCTGGATATACCGCAACCCAAGCATTAGTGAATATGTCCCTGGCAGGGCTTAGAGACAGCCAATTACACAACAATACGGAATACACAGATAGATTGCGGCATGAACTTCACGTTATCGATGATCGCGGTTTTTCTAAATACTTTTTAACCATGAAGGCAATTGCAGATAGAGCAAACCAATGTATGCTCACAGGTCCAGGTCGAGGCTCTGCCGCCGGTTCTCTGGTGGCATATGTCCTTGGCATCACCCAAATTGACCCAATTAAGCACGGACTTTTGTTTTCGCGCTTCTTGCGATCAGATGCGACTGACTACCCCGATATTGATTATGATGTTGCGGCTCCAATGGAATTAAAAGAGCAGCTTATTGAAGAGTGGGGCGACACAACCGTTGTTCCTATTTCAAACTGGAACACCCTCCAGCTTCGCTCTTTGATTAAAGACATTTCTAAGTTCTACGGCATTCCTTTTAAGGAAGTCAACGAAGTTACCGGCAAGATGCTTATGGAAGCAACCCCAGCGGCAAAGAAAGCGCATGGAATTAAGGCAGGTGTATATACTCCAACTTTTGAGGAGGTTAAAGAACACTCGCCCACTCTACAAATATTCCTATCCCAGCATCCCCATATCGCTAATCATATTGATGTTCTTTATGGTCAAGTGCGATCTTGCTCACGACATGCTGGCGGTGTCGTTGTGGGAGAAAATCTAGATCAGTGGATGCCACTTATTAATAGCAAGGGAGTACGACAAACTCCCTGGGCAGAGGGGCAACATGTTCGGCACCTTGAACCAATGGGTTTTATCAAATTTGATATCCTTGGTCTTTCGACACTAGCAATGATTGATGGTGCAATACGGCATATCCTTAAGCGCCACAAAGATATTAAAGAGCCAACTTTTAAGGATGTTAAAGAATATTATAATACGCATTTGGATCCAGATGTTATTGACTTAACAAATCAGGATGTTTATAACAGCATATTCCACAATGGAAAGTGGGCAGGAATATTTCAGTTTACCGAGAAAGGGGCTCAAGCATTTTGTAGACGAGCAAAGCCCACTAGTATTATTGATATATCTGCCATTACTTCTATTTTTCGCCCTGGTCCTTTATCGGCAAAGGTAGATGATGAATATGTTGATGCAAAGGAGAATCCCCAATATATTAAATATATTCACCCTTTGATTGAAGAGATCACGCAAGAAACATATGGGTTTCTAATTTTTCAGGAACAGATTGCCATTCTTGCCCACAAGCTTGGAAAAGACGTATCTCTTGATGAAGGTAACAAGCTTCGCAAGCTGTTGACCAAAAAAGGAACAGGCAAGGGTCACGAAGCCAAGATGAAAATCCACACCAAGTTTATTGAAGGTTGTGTAGAAAAGGGAATTCGCCACGACATCGCCCAGAGTATATGGGATAAGTTTGAATACTTTTCTGGCTATGGGTTTAACAAATCACACGCTGTTTCGTATTCTATGCTATCATACCAATGTGCTTGGTTAGCCCATCACTATCCAGCAGAATGGATGGCGGCATTTCTCGACAAAGAGCCTGAAAGCAGAAAAGAGAAGGCAATTAATATTGCGAAAGGTTTTGGCTTCAATATCAAAAAGCTAGATGTAAATACATCTGGTCGTGTCTGGGAAATCAGTAAAGATGGTCATACATTAATTCAGCCCCTAACATCTATTAAAGGACTTGGGGATGCCGCAATTGATCAAATTTTACATAATCGCCCTTTTAAAACAGTGGAAGATTTCTTATTTAATGAAAACATTATCTATTCTAAGCTGAACAAGAAAGCGGTAGATGTTTTGGTTCGATCTGGTGCGATGAATGGTTTGGTAGATACACGATTCAGCGGATTAAAACATTTCTGGTCTGCTGTTGCGGTCGATAGACCGAGAAAGAACAAACAACTTGAAGACAACATCGAGCTTTATCGTCCAGAAGGTGATTTCGAAGAAGAAGAATTAATTCAATACACAGTTGAATTAACTGGCGTTTTTCCTATGGGTGAAGTAATGAACCATGAGATTCGGCAGAAATTAGAAGATAAGTTTATCCCGCCAATTGGAGAATTTGATCCTGAACTACAGCTTACTTGGTTTATTCCTCGTAAAATTCTTTCAAGAAAAACTAAACATAATAAAGAATATTGGGTCGTTGAAGTAATCGATGACACGGGGCATACAACAAGTATCAAATGTTGGGGCGTAAATTCAAATCGTGATATTTTATTTCTTAATCGACCTTATATGGCCAGATTAGATTATCACTCAACATGGGGCTACTCAACAAGATCAATTCGTCATAATTTTAGATTATTAAGTTGACAGCAAACAAAAACCCAGTTATAATATAAACATTAAGGAGCAACACAATGATTATTGAATATCATAGAGTGCATATGAACGCACACCCACCAAGCCGCAGCAACCCAAGCGATGCAGGATTGGATGTCTATTTTTCACCCAAGGAGCAAAAATCCGTTACTATTCAGCCAGGAGAAAGCGCAATCCTCTCGACGGGGCTAAAGTTTGGCGTCCCTCACGGATATATGCTTGAGGTTAAGAACCGATCAAGTATAGCGGCTATGCGCTCTCTCGTTGTGGGGGCGTGCGTAGTGGACAGCGGATACGATGGAGAGTTATTTGTTAACCTTCACAATATCGGTACGAAGGAGCAGGTAATCGAACCCCACGCCAAGATCGCACAGGTTGTGATGGTGCCCGTTGTTTCATTTAGAGCAATGGAAACTTCAAACCCCGATCTTTATGGATGGTATCCAATCACAATCAGTGAACGAGGTGCCGGAGCCTTGGGGAGCACAGATGACTCATAGCGAGAAAACAACTTTAATTAAAGAATTTAAGCATCACGTTAATTGTATTTCGGACATTTCTGACACGCTGGGATTTGGCGATCCCTTCAGTTACAATAGAATGCGTGAGATCTTAATGGCTATTGAATTAGGACATGATGTCTCTACAGTTTATGCTGGTGGAGATGCTGTTGATGAAAATGGAGAAGAAGTAGAATACAAAAGCACCATACAGAAGAAGCTAACAGCCCAGTATACCGGTGTATCAGTTTATGATGATTGGTACGAGCAACTGTCTTACTTGAAGAATGAGAAAATCGGCGGCTATAAGTACCATTATATTGCCCTTTTTGTCGGACATAATAAAATTAAAGCCATATACCGTCTTACGGGCGAACAAGTTATAAACTTCACGGAGGAGGCATTTAAAGAAAGTTGGGAGAATAGACACAGGCGCAAAGACCCGCGCCTTAGCGCTACTTTGAGCGAAGATCAAATTCTCACAGGAAAAAAAATAATTTAAGGAGATACAAATGAAAACAAAACTTATGTCAATAGCCAAGCCCCTTGCGAAGAGCAACCCAAGTGGTGTTAAATATATAAAAAAGATTGCAGTCACCACAAGATCGGTGAAATGTCCCGTTCGGAGTCATTATTTCGGTTCCCCAACCATGGTGACAGAATATGCAATCCCGGTAAAACTGATTACGACTGATAAAAATACGCAACCGCGAAAGAAAGGAAGGGATCAAAAGAAGATAGCGGAACTTGCTGATTCTTTTTTGTACACGGGACAAGATGAAGGTGCCTGTGTCGAGATCGTCTCGGATGCTCGCGGGAACACTTCTATTCGTTTGCGATGGGGCAGTCATCGAAAAGAAGCTACTGAAACTCTGACATTGAGGGGAGAAACTATTAAGGACTTGGATCCACATCTTGGTTACTTATGGGTAAATCTATATAATTACCAACGATCTGAATTAAGAAAGTTCCAAAGCATTGAGAACAACCTTTCAAAGCCCTACCAACCGGCTGATTCTGAAGATAATCTTTCTACATTAGAAGACGAAGCAAACAGTGGTGAGCTAGATCTAGTACAGAATGGTATTGTCAAAAAGTTTGTTGACATGAAAGAAGAAGAGCAAAGAAAACAACTTGTAGAGTATATTAGCACCTATATGCCAGCCTATGCCTCTGCTAAAAAGAAAAGTGCGTTAATTAAAAGCTTTTTCAATTCAACTACAAACAGCTTTAAATCTGATACTATGAGCAAACGACAGATGGTTGAATATTATAATAACAACAATTCTCTAGGTTTAAAATTTGAATACAAGGGCACTACTATTCCAATTATCACAGATAAAGAAGGAATTAGGCACAAGTTGGTTGTGATGACAGACCCAATGAAGGGTGCGAATATGCAGACTATTCAAGTGGGGCGTGAAAAAAGCAAATTTGACCGTGTGCATATAGTGCAATCTTTAGATAGAAAAGATTTAACAGATGCCAAAAAAATGGCAGAGAAGAGAACAGCTAATGGTGAATTTTTTAAATATTGGCACACATCTATATCGAAAGTTAAGGTAGTAGATTTTCTATATCAACCACCGCAGACTACGCCCGAGCTTCAGGCAGCAAAGACTAGTTGTACGCCGTGGATTTCTATAGATAAGTATTAAGATGATCGAACTCAAGCATCAAGAAGGTCTACAGTTCTTATCAGATATACCGGATGAGTCTGTAGATCTTATCTTAACAGATCCTCCTTACATCACATCGCGTGATTCTGGGATGGACAAGTGGGTTAATCACGTCGCTGCACAAGATATGTCTGGTTCTGTCAACGTTATGGCTGAGCAAGATTGGCTTGATTATAAGACAGAAGAACAGTGGAGCGAGTGGTTTGAAAAATCTCAAGTAAAGCCTGAGAATAGAGACAAGACGCTTGTAAAAATGAAAGCCGACTTTCTGAAGTACGGCAGCATTTATGGTAAAAAGTACGCAGTGAAAACTAATTATGGCGACTGGGACTCTGAATTCACAATAGAGCAGCTTGAAATGTTCATCAAACACTTCTATCGTGTATTGAAACCCAGTGGTACCTGTATTGTGTTTTTTGATTTGTGGAAGTTAACAAATCTCAAAAGCATGCTTGAGACTGAAAATTTTAAACAGATTCGTTTTATCGAATGGCTTAAAACAAACCCACAACCAATTAACAGCAGCGTCAATTATTTAACAAATTGCAGAGAGATCGCACTACTTGGAATTAAGAGATCAAAGCCTACATTCAATAGCAAGTATGACAAGGGTGTGTACGAGTACCCATTGCAGGGTGGTAAATCTAGATTTCATCCCACACAGAAAAGTCTTCCTCTTTTTGAAGCACTAATCACGAAGCACTCCAATGAAGGCGATTTAGTTTTGGATTGTTTTGCAGGCTCCGCAACTACAGCGGTAGCCGCACAGAATACTAATCGTAGCTTTGTGGGCTGCGAGATAGATGAAGAATATTATAATAAAGCAACTCAAAGGATTAATAATGAATAAGGCAGTCCAGGATACAATGTTTTCCAGCAAATCGGGAGAATGGTCAACTCCCCAAGATTTTTATAATAAATTACATTGGAGGTTTGGACCTTTTGACCTTGATCCCTGTGCAAGCCCTTACAATGCTAAGTGCGACAATTTTTATACCGAGCCAGAAAATGGATTATCAAAAAGTTGGCAAGGACATACAGTATTTGTTAATCCTCCATATGGTAGAGGAATTGAAGCGTGGATTAAGAAGGCATATGAAGAGTCGCAAGACCCCAGTACAAAAGTTGTAATGCTGATTCCAGCACGGACAGATACGAGATATTGGCACGACTACGTTATGAAGGCGGAACTGGTATATTTTGTTAAAGGTCGTCTGAAGTTTGGCAATAGCCAAAACAGCGCCCCATTCCCATCGGCAGTAGTGATATTTAATAAACTGCCCGAAGGGTGGGGGCACGACTATCCTCGTATGGGAGCACTTCATCGATGAATAGAAAACAAAGACGAGCACAAGAAGCGCAATTACGAAAAGATGGAAACGACGAACTGGCAACCAAAGTTGCTATGTTTGGCAAGTTACCCGAAGAATGTACCGCTTGCACGGCGGCATATGACAAGAATGATAAAGAAATGGCTACCACTTGGAATGTTGTGGTCAGAGAACAAGAAAAGGATAACCCTGTTCGGCTTTATTGTCCGACGTGCTGGAACACGGCACAAGAAGTAATTAACAACTTTCTAAAGACCATGGAGGAGGAAGATGGATCTTGAAACACTTTTAACTTTTGATGATATTTTATTATTGCCCCAATATAGTGATATCAAATCACGAAGCGAGGTGACATTATCTTCGGAGATATCGGAGGGGATTGAACTTAGGGTGCCAATTATTGCCAGCCCAATGGATACTGTGTGTGGCACAAGCATGTCAAAGAAGATGTCGGAATTCGGCGGATTAGGCATTATCCATAGATATAATTCTATTGATAAACAGGCGACCATGGTTTCCGAAGCATCAGGAGGCGGCACAAAAACAGTTGGTGCTGCTATTGGAATCACCGGAGACTATTTGGAACGAGCAAGAGAGCTTGTATCTGCTGGTGCTAGCGTGTTATGTCTCGATGTAGCCCATGGCGATCATTTATTAATGCACGTTGCGCTCCACAATTTAAAAGACAAGTATGGACATATAGTTCACTTGATGGCAGGAAATGTTGCAACATATACAGGCGCTTTTGCATTAGCGCAACTTGGAGCACACAGCATACGGGTCGGAATAGGAGGGGGATCTATTTGTTCAACTCGTATTCAAACTGGACATGGGATGCCAACTTTAGCATCGATTATTGATTGTGCGCGAATTAAAGATAAGTTTCCAGATGTAAAAATTATTGCTGATGGCGGTATTAAAAATTCTGGTGATATCGTAAAGGCGCTCGCAGCAGGCGCTGATTTTGCTATGGTAGGGTCTTTGCTCGCCGGAACAACCGAGGCACCAGGAGATGTTATCCATCAAATAGACAAGAAGCTTAAGTCGTATCGCGGAATGGCAAGCAAAGATGCACAAATGGACTGGCGCGGCAACGTGTCCTCTCTGGAAGGCATCACTACAGTTGTCCCATATAAAGGGCCCGTTATTAATATATTGCAAGAGCTAGAAAATGGAATACGGAGCGGTTTATCATATAGCGGCGCTCGCAATCTCAAAGAATTAAGAGAGAATGCTCAATTTGTTCGTCAAACTCAATCAGGATTAGCAGAAAGTAATACCCACATTAAGTGGAGATACGATGCCTAAAAAACAATGGGATGAGCCTGCTGAAAAAATATATGCAAATCTTCCTCAATCACACAAAGTTGATTTAAAGATCAAACTTCATCACCACGGAGTAACGCAGGCAGCTTTTTTACGGGGTGCTGTAAAAGCTTTTTTGCAAGAAGATGAACGTTTTATGGAGTGGTTCGACGCATGGAAGCTTCAAAACAGCAGCATTAAGTCTGCCCAACGTCACCAGAAGTCAGATAAACTGAAACAGGCAGGAGAAGAGCTTGCATCAAAATTTGGTATTAATGATGGAGAAATTGAAGATATATTTGATGTTCTTGCCAAGGAGCACCCTGAATTATGATAGAGTGCGCTGAAAAATGTATTGAATTAGATGTAAGATGCCCAATTAAGGAATGCCGCTGCTGGATTGATTATAAAGAAGATATGAATTGTGTTAATATCGCAATTAAAAATAATGGCGCAATGAAATTAAGAGAGATTGCGGAGAGACTACAGTTAACCCCAGCAAGGGTTCAACAAATAGAAAAAGGCGTCCTTGCTAAGTTAAAGAAACTTCTGTGATTTTTATGCCTTTTGTTGGTTAGCTTTCTAATTATATATGATTATTTTGCACGATATCAAATTTAGGAGAGTTTTACAATGAGCAAAAAGTTTCTATCAGAGTCCCAAATTCGTCGCTTTCAGGGTCTTGCTGGTATTCCCGCTGTCAATGAGATGGGGGGAGGATATTATGGCGACAGAGATGAAGATGAGTTACCCGGCGATGAAGGACCGGGAGAAGAATTACCACCCGAGGTCGGTGACGACCTTGGTGATGTCGCAGATGTTGAGGTTGCAGACATGGAAGTTTCCGACGAAGGGGGTGAGGATTTAGGTTTAGAACCTGAACAAGCACAAAATCTTGCTGCTGATATTGTTCGGGCTGTTGCACAAGAGTTGGAAGACGCTCTTGGTTTACCCGAGCCAATTGAAGTCGAAGTTGAAGACGAAATGGGCGCAGCAGGTGGCTTAGAAGGCTTAGAAGACTTAGAAGGCGAGCTTGGCGAGCCTGATCTTGGTGAACTACCCCCCGAAGAAGCCGGATTAGATCTCGGAGCCCCAGCGGGCGAAGAGGAAGAGGAAGACGAACTTGCCCTTCAAGAAGATAAGACTGCCAACAAGGGTCACGGACCCGGCAAGCAAGTAAAAGATGGCAATGGTCATCCCACTGGTCGTTGGCTAAAAGAAGACGAGGAAGAAGAAATAGCAGAAGTACTTGATGACGAGGAAGTCGTTAGCGAAGTTCTGCGCCGTGTTGTTGCCCGTCTTTCAAACAGAAAATAGACAGTGGAACTAATCTCCTAAATTAATTAAAAGCCGTGGCTAGTCCACGGCTTTTATGTTATAATAGTGTTAACAACAACAAAGAACTATTTACGTTTGACCACTTATGGTTTTCATTTAGACTACAATGCAGATAAACGAACTTAGAAAATTAATTCAAGAAGTAAAGATCCGAGAAGCTCTTCAAAGGGGTATTACACAAGTTCAAAACCCCTTTAAGGTAGTTTTTATTTTCGGACCCGCAGGCGCGGGCAAAACATTCATTAAAGATGTGCTTGGGCTCCCTGATAATTTTATTGTTATTAATACTGATGAACTTGTTGAAGACGTGTTCCCTAAATACGGACTATCGCTTAATTTTGAAGAAGGTCCGCACATAGTTAAGCAAGAATTGCGAAAACTATTACAGCAAGCCAGCGCAAATAAAATGCGGAGATATGTTAATAAATGTCTGCCGCTATTAATTGACACTCCTGGCGAAAAAATTACAAAGATGCAAGATATCGTGCGGGCTCTTGTTGAAATAGGATATGATGTGGCGATCTTTCAGATTAATGTGCCACCGGATTTTTCTGTTATGTCTGATCAAAAGCGCGGCGAAGAAGGAGAAAGAACGGTTGGCAGGGAACAAACAAGACAAATTGCCAACAAGTATCAAATAAACGTTGTAAGGGATGGGGCTTATTTACAGCTAGGACAAGAGCGCGGTGTCACTCTTCTTTCGGATAAAGTATATCCAAACATCTTTGACGTAAAGACGGGCAAAATCAGAGCTAATTTTGATGTTTCTATGACTCAAGACGACACATTAGAACTTAAAGATCCGAGAGGAGAAAGGCGCTCTAGATATATGCGTAACCCGTTTCAAGGTGTAACATGGGACGAAGCCAGCCAGATTCTATTGACAGCACAAACAAATCTTTCTAAATGGCTCGCACCAGAAGCCCCTTTAAACCCGACAGGTCGTGTTATATATGATGCCCTTAAATATATTCAAGGTCGAGGTGTTGGAACATTGGGCGATGAAATTACTGATATTGCTCAATATGGAGCCGAACATATGGAAGCTCCTGAAAAGTTTCCCATGCCGCCAGAGGTGGACGAGGCACTTTATATGACAATGGGCAAGTCACTGCAAGCCAAGATTACGCGCACTGCTCCAGCAGAAAAGTACCCCCACTTTGACCCAAGATCTTCCCCATTGAAAGTTGCATACAAAGGTCCAGACTACACCAAGAAAGGTGCGCCTACCGCTAAAGATATTGTTAAAGAAGAGGTATTAAATTTAAGTGAATTAAAAGACTTTGTTGCAAAATTTAATAAAAAAAATAATACTTGACACGTAGAGTGGATCTTGTTATAATATATTATATATATACACAAAGGAGGGTGTTATGAAAGCTTGGGCATGGAAACGAGAAAACGAATATAATAAAACAGAATATTGTATACAAGTGGACAATATTAAGGGCAAGAGAAAGTTAAACAAGGTTTTAAAAATATTGTCTGAATGGACGGTTGTTGGCGATGGCTACAATATAAAAACTAAAGAATTTACTTATATCTTCGCAAAAACATTCGCCAATACACATACATGGCAGACGTGGGCGGAAACTTTCCCAATTCATTTGGTTGAAATGACTTCTCACGGTAACGAAAAAATTAGAAATAAAAAAATGATCCAACAAGGAGCAGTTCTGTGATCTTTACACCGCAATTGGGACAAAAGAAAAAAGAAGAAGGCAAAGACGAAGAAGAAAAAAAAGCAGTTCATGTTATAGCGAAGGAGGATGAGGCACCGCGTGTTATGGGGCTCTGTGGCGATCTTGATGAAGAAAAAGCAGGCGAATTAATCTATGGTATGATATCCTTATATGAAAGCGGAATAACATATTCGCTAGAAGATCCCGAAGATGAAAAGTCGGATATTATAACAAGTTATAAACCATTTGAATTTGTTATCTCTACTCTCGGTGGAAATGCACAAGAAATGTTTGGGCTTCACGACTTAATGCGCGTCGTGCGAGAAAACTGTGATATCTATACGATAGGCTTGGGAAAAGTGTTCTCTGCCGGAACTCTTCTATTGGCTTCGGGCACACCAGGAAAACGTCGAGTCGGCAAAAACTGTCGTGTCATGATCCATAGCGTTCTTGGTGGTAATATGGGTCCACTTCACACCCTTGAAAATGAAATGGATGAGATTCGTTGGACCCAAAACAAATATATTGAGGCAATGGTTGAAGAAACAAATATGACCAAAGCACATCTTAAGAAAATTATAAATAGAAAAGTCAATGCCTACTTCACCGCAGAAGAAGCAGTTGAACTGGGTATTGCTGATACTATTTTTTAGAGGAATTATATGGCTACCATAAAAGGGCTTCACGCCTTTATAATTAAAGAACAGTTTAGAAGAGCTTTGGAGGCAAAAAATTATGCCTTTTTTGGCTTAACGAGTAAAAAGCCCTGGAACGTTAATATTATTGGCGTCCGCAGCGAGGTGGACATCTTTAATAAATTTGATGATGCGCTTCTCGTAATATACCGCGACTCAAGAGCAAACTGGGAAGTGCGAAGCTATTCTATCACTACCGACCCTGGTAAAGTTTGGCAAGAAAAGCCAATGAACAGCAAAGGGTGCGCGTTGCTTGTTCCAGATCAATATCGAGGTGCATATAAAATTGACCTCCATTTGGGCAAGTATGAGGCTCTGTGCCAGAGGAGCAAAAATGTTAGGGTATACAGGGATGCGAATTTAAACCACGAGCACGACAGGGATGCGGGGACCATTGACGAGGGGATGTTCGGCATCAATCTGCATCGAAGTCGGTCCACAGGCGAGGCAGAACTCGTAAATGCATATTCGGCAGGCTGTCAGGTTTTCAAAAATGCCACGGACTTTAAAGACTTCATGGAACTAATGAAGAGATCGGAAAAACGTTTTGGAAACTCTTTTACTTATACTCTGATTACAGAAGGCGATTTAATCGGATATTAAAACTATTTATATATTATGAACGAACTTGATCTATTAGTTGAAAATTACTTCACCGATTCTTTTGAAGCCTCCGACCTTTTTCGTTTGGTTGAGCAGGTGATAGACAAACAGGCAGAAATTATATCAGAAGGCGAAACTGATCAAATTGATATTAATGAAATTTGGACGGCTTATATTTTTGCTGGTAAGAATTGGGGAAAGATAAGATCTGATGGTGTCTTTGGAAATCCGAAGGCTCATATGGAAGCACGGGAGGAAGAACTAATCGAGAATTTTGGAAAAGATAATGCTTCTGAAATCATCGCTGCACAAAAAGGTCGTGCTGAAGCCGCAGCAGAGGCGGTTAAAACGTGGGCAGCAGCGAGCGGGTTTCCATCTGAGGTAGAGTTTGTGGCATGGACTGCCCGACCGAATATGCTGCAATTAGCTTTTGATCCTACGGGACAGCAACAAGTTAGCTCAAATAATCCTGCGGATATACTGATTAAATTTAAAGCTACAAAGCCAACCTTTCTAGGAGTTTCGCTTAAATCGACTAAAATGCCAACAGGTGCTGTAGAGTTCGGTAATTTTGGTGGTAACTATGTCTTTGATTCTGAAAAAAGACCATTCCCACTTGGACTAGGAGATAGGGGAGGCAAAGAGGCGTGGGATTTAATCTCCAAGCATAAAGAACAAATTCTGACAGATGTGGCGAAGGAGGCTACTGAATTACTACAAGATTCTGGGCTCCAATTGCCAGCCGGTCAGGGCGCAAAAGGAAAGTTTTATAAACGACTTGTAAGAACTTATATGGGCACAACCGGGTTAGCTAATGAGTTAGAAAGTAAAAAAC